TCTGCACGTGGAACTTCTCCATCCCGCCGGCGGCCGTGTCGGAGTACGCCTGCGCCTGGCCGTGCAGCTTCTCGGTCATCAGCTCAATCGCCATCCGGCCGGTCTCGAGCTTGTCCTGCTCAGTCGCGAGCGCCTTCTCGTGGTAGGTGATCGCGTCACCGGACGCCTTGGACGCTTTCGTCAAGGCTTCCATGTGATCGGCTGCAGCCGGCAGCGAGATCCCGAGCTCCTTCAGCGGTCGCAGCAGCCCCTGGTGAACCTTGATCACCTCGGTCGTCGCGTCCGCCAGCGAGATGCCCTTCGTCCGCGCGAGGTCGTCAGCGAGCGCCATATCCTTGGTCGCCTGCTTGAAGTTCTCGCCCGCATTAACGAACGCCGTCAACGACGTGCGCGTCGCGTCGTTCGAGAATGCGAGGTTCCGCTGCGCCCGCTCAAGCGCGGACACCTGCGGCGCCATCTGCTCCGCGGAGATGCCGGCGTTGCGAAACGCGACGTCGAGCTTGTCCGTTTGCTCCTGCGCGTTCAACGCCGCCTCGACGAGACCCTTGCCGATCTCGCCCGCCGCCACGGTGACCGCGGCGCCGGCGATCAGCAGATGCTTGCCGGCCGCCTCGAACTTCGCACCGACCGCGTCCATCTTGCTGGCGAACCCGCTCGTCTCCGCGCTCGCCTTCCCGAGCGCGGCAGACAGCTCGCTCGCGTCGCCGACAATATTTACGACAAGAGTTCTGGCCATCTAGCTCTCACTTGATTCCGGCGGAATCAGAAAGCCGTCACTTCCGCCCAGGCGTCGTCCGGCTCGTCCGCCGGCCGTGGTTCTCGGGAGGTCGCCGGGGGCTGAATCACCCGCCGACCTCCGCAGGTCTCTCAACCTCTTTTCGCTAGCTGGTCGAGCGTGTGAGTGCGCCGTCGACCACGAACGAGGTTTGGATATCCATCGCTGAACCGACTGCTCCTGCGATCGGCTGGTACTCGAGCAGGTACGCGTTGCCGTTGTAGCCCGGGTTCGTGGTCGAGCGTGCTCCGTTGACCGGGCGCACTTCGATCACGAACTCCGTGCCGGCGGCGTACAGCGGCTGCAATGAAGCGTCGACCTTGCTGGCGGCAAAGTCCTGCCGCCACTTCACCTTGATGGACTCGTCCTTCAGCCCCGGCATGCGCTGCTTGCCGGTGGCGCCCATCGCGGTGACATCGATGTCAGCTGCCTTCGTGTCGATCGTGATCTCGGCCGCGTGGTCGGAGAGATCGACGCCGTTCACGAGGATCTGACCATTGGTGAAGATCACCTTCGCCATGTCTAGTCCTCCGCTTTCCCGGCCGCGGCCGGCTTGGTCTTGCGAACCCGGTCAAGCTCGGCGGCGACGTTCTTTTCCGCCTGGTGCGCTGCGGCAAGCGTGTGGGGCTGCGCGCCGACGAGGCTTTCGAGCTCGTAGATGCGGGTCTTGGCGCCTGCGAGCTCGTGCTCGAGGTCGTCGATGTATCGCTGGCGGTGCCAGTCGGAAGGGAATTCAGCCATCGCTCAGCCTCCGATTAGAACGTAGGGGTGATGAGGCCGGTTCCGGACACGACACCGGACGCGGCGGGGTAGCGGCCCGCGGTGAACGCGGCGTACCCGTAGGCGACCAGCTGTACCTGGAGCGAGGTGCCGGCCTGCTGCTCGAACGCGACCGTGACCGGCATGCCGTCGTCGTTCTGCTCCCAGAGATGCACGACCGGCGACGCGATCACCAGGATGATGTCCTGGTTGGTGCCGCCGCCGAGGTTGGCCGGGATGTTCGCGTCGGTGAAGACCGGCAGTCCGTGCATCATCCCGACCGGGCCGTAGCCGGCCTCCTGGCCGACGCCGATCACGGTGACGGCCGGCTGCGAGTAGATCCCGAACAGCGGCCGGTTCTGGGTGTCGAGCGCGGCCGTGAACCAGCCCCAACGCGCCGGCGTCATGAAGATCTTGTCTGCCTTGTAGCCGAGACCTCCGACCTGCGTGTTGATCTGCTGGATGACGTCGGCGATCTTCCCCCAGACGCCCGCGATCGTCGCTGTCGACGTCGACGAGGTCGAGATCCCGGACGTCTGGTTGAGCCCGAGCATGTGCCCGGACGAACCGGAGCCGTTGAGGATGTCGACGTCGAGCGCGGCGAAGTAACGGGCGACGAGATCTTCGAACAGGATCTGCTCGCTGTAGGCGGCCCGCTCGAGCGTCTGCCGGGAGACCGGGCTGTAGCCCGCGATCGTCCGCACCGGAACGGTCAGGTCGGCCTCCGTCGGATCTGCCGTCGAGACGGCGTTACCTTCCGCCGCCTGCACGGCCGCCGAGGTGCCGGCCGTGAAGCGCGGCACGATCAGGCTCACGCCGACATCGGGCAGCGGCTGGCGGCTGACCTGATCGGCGAAGACGCGGCCGTTGCGCGACGCCTTCGCGTACATGTCGACCAGGTACTGCGGCGGGATCGCCCCGCCAAGGGTTCCCGTCGACACCGCGTACCGCTCAACCTCGAACGCCTGATGCTTCGAGATCCGCTCCGTCGCCATCGGGTCGCTGCGCAGCTGCGACGCGTACAGGTCGACGAAGAACGAATGCTGGCCGCCGGCCACGTACATGTCCGGCTCGTCGACGCGGATCGCCGCCACCGGCCGCTGCGCTTTCTCGTACCGCTCCCTTGCCGCATCGGCAGCGTCGACAGCGGCATTGAGCGCGTCCTGCGCGGCGCTGACGGTCGCCAACTTCGCGTCCGCCGGCAGCGCATCCCACGCTCGCGATTGCTTCTCGACTTCTCGCTGCGCAGCGTCGTACGCCGCGCGGAGCGTCGCAACCTTCGGGTCCATCTCACATTCCTTTCGTGCCGTCACGACGCGCCAGGCGTTCGGCCTGCGCGTCCGTGAATGGACTCGGCACCGCCTCCCTCACTGAGGGCTGACGCGCGCTCCGGCCTCCCAAGACGGGATTGACCGGGACGGCCTCCCGCCGCCGCTGCGCACGCGACGGCGGGCTGACCAGGAGACCACAACCATGAACGATCAACTCAAGAAGCCGCACGCAACGCAGCGCACGTCTCCTCACCTATTGGCACGGTGGGTGGGCGCTTTATCGCGCACACTGGAGGAGGTGGCAATCAACCAGCCTCGTCTCGACGCCGAAACACGCCGGCTCTACCGGGTGCTCGCGCGCGCCGTGCTCGATCGGCGCGGCGCCGACGGCGGCGAGCTCACCGAGGACCAGAGCCTCGCCTTCCTCGAGCGGGTGAAGGAGCACGCGCCGGAGTTGCACGCCGTGCTCCACATCGCAAAGCACGGCCGCACGCCCGACGGCGAGGAGGTGACCTGGAAGGTGCGCTCGGACGCGCTCACGACCGTCGAGAAGCTCAACGAGCCCGAGGAGCTAGCCTACGACCCGGCCAAGCTCGAGCTGATCGAACAGTACGGCGACGCCGAGCTCGCCCGCCGCGACGACCGCCGCACCATCAAGCTTGCAGGTCTCGCTACCGGGCTCGCCGACGGCGCGCTCGCCGGCGACCGCGATCGCCAACTCTCCGACGACCGCCCGCGCCACACAGCCCGAGAACTCCTCGAGCAAGCTGCCGGCGAGCTCGGCCTCGACGCCGCTCTCGTTCTACGACCGATCGCGCACGGACGCCCGACCCCGGCCGAACGCGAACGCCGCGACCAACTCGCGCGCATCGTCCACCGCGCCCACACGCGCGGCGCGACCCTCGACGCGATAAGTCACGCGATCGGCCTCCGCGACCGACGACGCGTCACCACACTCAACAGCCGCGGCCGCGAACTCGATGCCGCCTGAGTCTCTCGATGGGAGTGCTTGCTCGCCGTCCGGTGCCAACCGCACGATGGCGACATGGCCGTGCGCGCGATCGAGGTCGACGACTGGCGCGACAGGCTGCAGGAGCTCTTCATGCGCGGCCTGAACGACTGCGAGATTGTGCGCGAGCTCGGCGGCGTCGTGACGCCCGGCACCGTGAACTATCACCGCAAGCGGCTCGGCTTCGCCGCGAAGAGGCCCGGCCGGCCACGGGACGACGTGCTCGTCCTCGAGGACGACGGCGCGGCGCTCCGCGCCATACGAGGCGAGCACGGTCTTTCAATGCGTCAGCTCGAGAGGCGGGCTTCGGTTGCGCACAGCACCGTCCGCCGCCTTGAAACATTCCGCGGCGCCGGCGTGCGCGCGGACGTGCTCGAGCGGATCGCCGGGGCACTCGGCGTCACACGCGACGGGCTGCAGGCGGTTCCGGCCAAGCGCTACGAGCGCGCGGAGCCCGAGCGCCAGCGCGAGCCGATGTCGGATAGCGAACGCGCCGCTTCCATCCTCTTGTTCTTCGCGTCAGCCGAAGGTGTCGAGGTCCGCACAGAGACATCGAGGCGCCAGAGTGCGTTCTACGCGTCGCCAGAGCGGCGCGCCCAACTCAGCCAGCGCACCTCTCGATTCTTCGCGATCGCCGAGAACCGCGTTAGATGGTCAGCGCTGATGCACCGCTTCTATGAATCTGCGGCGGGAGAGACGAAGCGAGCTCACGCAGCCGATGTCATGCGCTCGGGTTGGTCGAGCGGTACCGGAGCCGCGTGCGCGGTGATCGGCCGCATGAGCCCGAGAGTCCGCCAAATCTGGCACGGACGCTGGGGAGGGACCAAAGGTGGACGGCCACGCTCATACACGGATGAGCAGGCGCGGGAGGTCATCGAACTGCGCAAGCGCAATCCGAAGCTCGGCGGCCGTACGCTCGCTGAGCGTGTCGGTTTGAGCCACTATCAGGTGCGCGAGATCCTGGCAGCACAGAGCGCTTCGTAGTACGTCGCAGAGGGTTTCCGCACACCTGGACCGTGTTGGAACCCTTGTCGGTCGCGCGCGTCTGACGCACTCTCGGTCGCATGAGCGAACCGCTCGCCGACGTAATCCCCATTCGGCCGGATGATGGCGACGGCGTCGCGCGCGTAAGGAAGGAAGGTTTTCAGGAAGGGAGCGAGCTAGCTTCCTCGCACGAGCAGAGCAAGCGAAGAAGGCAGGAAGCGAGTGAGCCGAGGTCGCGCCGCTCGAGCGCATTCGATGCGATCGTCGCGCCGCTCGAGCGTGCGCAGGATCAGCGACTGTACGGCGCCGGTCTCGATGCATGCCTGGCCGCGTTCTCCGAAGATCCTCACGGCGTCGAAGTCGTAGCCGCCGCCGTCCTATCGCAGTGGAACGGCACCGGCGACATTCGCAAGCCGCTGAGCGTGTTCTGCAAGCGGATCGAGCAGGGGCAGCATCGAAGGCCCGCCGCCGGCGACGACGGATCGTCGACAGAGCTCTCGCGCGCCGAGGCGTGGGTTCGGAAGACGGGTTGGCAGCTTGAGCCCGAGCACGCGCTCGACACACTTCGCGCCTACAAGCTCGACGATCACGACCGAGAGACACTCGCTGAGGTGCTCGACCAGCTTCGCGCAG